AAAGGTGCTTGAAATCAAGCGGTCAGCATTCAAGATAACTTGCTTAGGCTTGTAGGAGTTATCAGATGCGCCACGATTTTCCAAGTTACCAGAAGTAGCATTGGTTGCAAAAGTTGCAGGCTCAACATCTACAGAGATAGGAAGAACCGTTGCGGCACCATTAACAGGGATTTCGCGGAATAATGCCGCTACTTTCAGCTCATTTTGAATTTCTTTCTCGATAAGAGAAGATACTTCTTGGTCGATATCAGCTGCGTTTGCTGTATAGTTAATACCAGCTTTTTCCTGAATATTACGAGCAAAATCAGTGTCCCAACCCTTACGAGTCATTACACCTAGCATGTGAGCATTCAAGAAGTCTTTGCCCCAAGCAGAGATGTCACTCTTTTCAGCACGATCAGCGAATACACGCTTAGACTCACGCATCTTGGTGATTTCTTCGCTCTTCTCTTCGAGCTCTTTCTTGTACTTAGCAAGAGTTTCTTGCATGTCAGCATTACGGTCATTAAGACCCTTTTGAACATCCTCAAGAAGGCGCTCAGTGCCTGATTCAATACCAGTAACTACTGCTTGCTTAACTTCTTCCTCTTGCTGAGCCTTAGCTTCTGCTTCTGCAGCAGCTTTTTCAACAGCTTCTTGTTGTGCCGCTTCTTCAGCAGCTTTAGTTTCGGCTTGCTTCATTGCAATCTTGGCAGCAGTTTCCTCTGCTACCTTCTTAGCAAATGCTTCCAAGTCGATTTCGGGAGTTTTTACCTCGTCCGACATTTTGATCTCCTTTTGAGCTTGCGCTCCGTCCAGTGTGTCACTAGCTACCGATAAATTATCATCTTTAGCCAGAGACTGACTGGCTAGATCTACACGATTGGTGAAAGTTTTCTTAAAGTCTTCATACTCTGCTTGAGAGTCAAAAGACTTCGCCAGAGAAAAAGTAGCTGCTTGATTGCAAGGAACGGATACTACCGAAACTTCAAACAACTCAGCGTCCTTTATCTTATATCCGTCAGTTTCCGATAAGTAATCAGCATCCTTGACTCGGAAACCAACAGAAAAGGCTCCAAGGACACCGTCTTTAACTAAGTCGCACACAAAATCAGGTGCGGACTTACTAATCTTTGCCTCCAGCTCTAGGCCGTTTGGCGTAACTTTTAATCCAGTAGCCCTTCCAATGGGCTTATTATAATCATGATTAAAGAGAATAATAGGATTAGACTCAAAATTCTTTAAGCCACCCTTCGTCCATGCATCTGGAGAAATTGTATCTCCTGCACGATCAAAGTCATTAGTGCTGGCCATTCCGCGAATCATCACACTTCCGTCTTCAATTTCGTGTGATTTAAACGTAGAAGTAAGATTAAATATTTTATTCATCGTTTTCCTTTACTTCTGATACTTTAGCCAAAGCTGCTAAGGGATCAGGCTTGGCACAGTTGCATTCTCCAGGAGCGCAGCCACAGTTTTCACCGCAAACTTCGCATACTTCTTCGGGAGCCTCAAAAACTTCGTCAGCATTAACTGAACCCGCTTTTTGTATCTCATCCCAAAGATCTGGAAACGTACCTTCTAATGTAGTAGTTAAACGAGACCAACTACCGAAATGATTTAAAACCATACCTGAACCCATAGGTACTTCATTTGCGTATTCATCATATTCATGCCTAGAAAGGACTTGTCCTTTTTCAAGCATAAACATTCCTACAGCTTCAAGTATCTTATTACGAACGCGTAGTCTAGCCATCTTGTTCCTCTTCTTCTGCGGGACGACCGCCTTCGTCCGGATTAGTTGCACTTCCTGCGATGTTTGCAGGTACTCTTAAATCGTTGTAACCCTCTACAGGATCAAAACCTAAGTGCTCTCTTGCTTCATTTGGAGAAATAATTCCTCCATTTACCAATGCTGTGTAGTACTGCGACTGATCTCGCATCTCAGGTTGTAAAGCAGGTACTTCTGTTACATCCTCTTTTAACTCAAACCCAAAGTATCTTTCTAAACCAAAATGTAACTTTTTAACTATAGGCAGTACAGTCTCTAAATAGTACATCCTCATGTTAGGTCGAATGTTTGCATTATTTCCAGAATCCAACATAATAGGAGGTATTCCAAGAGCCTTTAAAATAATTTTCTCATTTTCATGGATAGCTGCCTGAAAGTCCAGTTCTTTAAAATTAGTATTTGTAAAACTATCAATTTCTAAGCCTCCATCAAGAATTAGGGGCCGTCTTCCCCCGGCATCGGGTCTATATCGACTAGTCCAAGACTGAATCATTCTTTCTTTAATCTTTTCGCTAAGAGTATTTGGGCTTTTCAGAACTAGCCCCGGCACAGCTCCATTCTTAAAAAAGTTATCTTGAAACTGTCGCATATTTTGCATCAAAATCATAGTTCTGAGTGCAGGTTTTAATCGTGAGATACCTCTATAGATTGAATAAAAAGAATTATCCTTAATATGAATTATCTCAGAAGGTTTGTAATCAACTGTTTCATTAAAAGTAAATTTATCAATATAAGAAGTTTTACTTGCATGAATGTTCATTTTATTGGCGGGAAGATGATAGAGATGAACTCCATCGTAATAAATAAAGATATTACCGTCAAGCAAATAATCTGTAATCAGATTTCTTTTAAACGTACTAATATCTTGAAAAGGATTAGGCTCTTTGTTTAAAAGAAGATTTACTCTTGATCTTTTTACGCCTTTTACAATACTCTGCAATCCAGGTACTTGTGCTCCTATACTTGTTTTAATTTCTGCGGCATCATCTACAATAAGATTTACGCCTCTATTTACAATTTCTATATCCTCGTATGCTTTCTCATACTGAAATGTAAACTCTCTGGACGGAGTTATAGTATGGTCATAGTATTGCTGCGCAGGATTTAGTTTTTCTTCCTCTTTTGGCGCTCTTCCTAATATGCTATCATACCATGCCATGTTTTTCTCTTTGAATCTCTACCCATCTTTCCTGCTTTTTTGCAGTGCCTAGTCCAGGATCCCTTCCATACACCTTATGTAATTTTAAGTGGTGCTCATGGCATAACGTAACTGTATGCTCATACAGTTCAGCCCAGTGATCCTGTATGAAGTCTTCTCGAAAGGATAAAACGTTTTCGGGAAGTAACTTATTCTTTTTTACATAACTATGAACTAAAGGGCTTAATGAATAAAAATGGTGAAAATCAAGTTGCGTTTTTTCTCCGCAAATATAACACTCAGTACCTTTTTCATATTTATTTTTTGCTTTATCTCTTATGTATTTTACGAGGTCTCTTTTTAGATCCATTTACGAATACCAGAATTATAGCGAACATGAGGTAACATGTCAAACATTATTTTTGACATGGTATTTCTAGAAGCCGCTGTTTGATGTTTCAAACGAATACAATGCATATCGCAATGCATCCGCCATGTGTGATGCACGATTGTGCTTTGGTTTCTCTTTTAAAAGGTTAGGATTAGGATCCCACTGGTATTGATCTAAGGCCTGTAAAGTTTCTTTACAGCGCTGATCAACTAGTAGTTTATCATTATCTATTATTCCTTCGACATGAGATATTCCGTCTAGGATAGATTTCTTGGCATTTACAGTAGTAATATCGTAGTTTTGTGCAAAATCAAATCGAGTCTGCTGAGCCGCAGAATCAATATAAATATAATCAATATCCCATTTATTTATAAGCTCTCGTATCTCAGTTGCATGCTGCTCTGTAGTGCGTTCTGCATCTAAATATTCGTCAAGAAGATAATATTTTTCTTCCTCCCACGAGTAGCCAATTACACAAAAAGCAGTAGGATCTCTATAGCCTACGTCAAGTCCAGCAAATACATCCATGTCGGAAGTATTTATTTCTTCAAAGTTTCCGACACATTGTTCAAAATCAAAGTTCCATACCTGTCCTTCAAATGTGTTAAAATCTGCTTCGTATTCTTGTCGAAACTCAGCTTCGGACATGGATTTTTTAGCTTCCTGAATATCCATTTCAGACATTCTAGGATTAGATTTATAACTCGCCTTAATAGAGACCCATTCTGAAAAATCATCTGTAAATCCCCTATCAAAAAACTCTGCAAACCAATTATTTCTTCCTCGCGGTGTAGAAATAAAGATTGCTTTTGAGTTATCCTTATCCAAAGTAGGACGAAGAGCTACATTAAAGGCATCTTTGCCATCAGCAAGGGCCGCTTCGTCAAAGATAATTAGATCGTAAGATCTACCAACGCATGAGTCAACTTGATTTACTGATCCCATGCGTATCGTAGATCCGTTTGATATTTCAATCACTTTGTCTTTTGCATTATCTCTAACTACTTCTAGATCAAAATGCTTTATCAAAGTTCTTTGCAAATCAAAAGAAATTTGTGAGAGAGCATAGTTAGGAGACATAATCAAAATATTGGACGAAGGTACAAGCGAAACGAGTTGCCCAATAATATTGGCTATATATGTTTTTCCTTGCCTTCGTGAAATTGCCGCACAGACAAATCTGTATTTTGGATTATTTATAGCATTTATGATTGCCACTTGAGAAGGTAAGGGCGTAATTCCGAGCAAGTCCATATAAGGCTCTACTGGGAGTTTTAAGAACTTACTTTCTTGACAGTAATCTGCTATATACTCCGCAAATATATCTTTGCGGCTAATTTCTATTGACATTTAGTCTTGTCCCATCGATCTCGTTTTACTATACTTTCTACAAAGCTGCCATTCTGAAAGACTCTCATCTTCTTTTGGCTGTCTTTGTCTAAGTGTCTTTTTATACTCTTCTAAATTTTCAATAATTTTTCTAGCTTTATTTTGCTGATCCATTATTTTTTCGATTGCCATGCTGATGCTCCAAAAAATGCGGCTACTAAACCCGCGATTGCTACAAAATAGACACTCGCTATATCTCCCAATATACCGGCTGCCGTATCCAATTTAATTAAAGAACAGATTACGATTAACGACGGATATAGTAACATACCAAATAAAGCAAACCAAGCCATTGCTCGTTGTGCATCTGCTTTATCATGAGCTAATTTTAGTTGTTGTAACTCTTTGCTTGTTTCTAGTTCTTCATCGGTAACAATACCGTCACCGTCTGTGTCGTATTCTGCATACTCAGAATTTTTTTCTAAACGCTTATTCATTATCCAAATGCCTTTATAATTAAGAATACTATTCCTATAGCTACACTACCCCCTAAAACGAGAGTAGTTGCTCCTACAAGTACTTGCTTTATAAGCCTTTCTTTTTGTTGCTGTTTTCTTTTAATCATAGCCGCATACGCTTTTCTATCCTGTTCTTGTTTTGCTATTGCTCTGTCATAATCTTCAAGCAACTTTGGGTCTGCAACAAGAAGGAGCTGCCTAAGATCATACTGATATCGTTCTTGTGACCTTCGCAGCATTTGTAGTTTTAGAATGTCATTTGTAGACAAAGCATTAAATGTGGCCGTTTTGCGATTAACTTCGAACTGATTTAGTGCTTCTCCAAAATCAGAAACTAATGCCATTGCTTGCTGCACGTGTGCTTTGCCTTCGTTTACATTTTGAATAACTGAGTTGATTTGTTGTAGTAACATTCCTGCTGCTGCAACTGACTCAATAATCATTACCACTTCACCTTATCGGCCCAGTATGCTGCTGATATAGGCCCTTTTGCTATGTTTTTTGCATGACGAGCTTTAAAAGATGCTCGCTTCTTTTTCATAGCCTCGCTTTCGCCAGCTTTAGGCTTTCCTGCAGTTTTTGCTCCTTGCTGTCCAAAACGAATTGTTTTAACTGTTTTTCCGACTTTCGCTACAACAATATGAGATTTCTTTGCGTGGCCCGGCGTTCTTTTTGGCTTATTAAACGCAGAAACTCCCGCTCTTTTAAGTGCGGGATGTTTTTTCTTAGCGCTTTTTCGTCTTCGTACTGCCACGTTTCTTTCCTTTGTATCCACTTGCGTAGATAGCTCGAGCCTGTTTTATGGCATCCTTTTTTCGCTTATATGTTTTACCTGAGCTCCCCCACCTGTATCCACCTTTAACTTTTCTTACGGGCACGCTTTTTTCTCCTTTTCTTCGCTAACTGCTGACGAAAAGAAGCGGGTGCAGACACACCCGCCATTATTTCTTCTTCCTTCTAGCTCTCCTTTTAACAAAAGTACTTACGTTACGAGGCTTGCCTCCAGGATTGCCTGCAGCTCGCTTTCTCCGAATTGCAGATTTTCTCTGCGAAGGAGTCATGCGAGCTGCTGTAGCTGCAGGAACACACTTAGGATACTTCTTTTTTCCAGACTTAGTACGACCACATTTCTCAAAGCCGCCGCCCTTCTTTGGTCTTGAAATATCTACCCAATTTTCTTTGAACCATTTGGTTAAACTCACGGTTTACCTCTTACTTCCTCACTTTTTACGTTTACGCTTCGTGTGGGCCGAGTCTTTCATGAGCTTACCATTAGGCATATAGTGGTACCCTTTTGGTGCTTTTTTGCGACGAGTTGTTTTCTTTCGTTTACTATGATATGCCATTAGCCTCTCATTTTTTTCAAAATAGCTTTTTGTAAAGCGGGTGGAAGCTTTTTCTGCTTGGCTGTTAGACCCTTCTTCTTTCCGTTCTTTTTAGGCTTTTTCTTTCCCATGGGTTTTTTCTTTCCGGAATGTACAGGCATTACTTACTCCATGCGGTATTTACCGCCTTTGGCTTTATAAGTTCTTACAAGCCAACCATTAGCATATGCAGAAGGATATACTGCAAATTTTCTTTTTGCTTGAGCTTTTACACGAGCATAAAGTTTTTTATTTGTAGGTACGGACTTCTTTTTGGCCGTCCTTTTTCGACGGACAGCCACTTACTCTTCGACCTCTTCGACCTCTTCGACCTCTTCGACCTCTTCGACCTCTTCGACCTCTTCGAATTCAGGCTCAACAGTTTCTACTGCAGTGCCCGCTGCATGAGCCTTTGCCTCGTCTTCGGTATTAAATCTGTGAAGACCAGTTTCATCTCGTACCAACCATTCGTTTACTTTTTTAATTATCTGTGCCACTTACTTCTCCTAGTTCTAAGAGCGTTCTCTCTAGCTCTTCCTGCTGATTGAGGATAGTTTTTGAATTATTTTGTAAAGTTCCGAGTTTTTCTAGTAATTGCTCTTTGTCTTCGAGCTTTCGTTCTGGACGGCGACGCTCGATTATCATAAGAGCCTCTTTCTCAGCTTGGTATACCTCTGCGCTTTCTAATTTTGAGTATATAGTATTGACCATCAAAATAACCCCAACAATACTTAAAATAGCTACAATTATCATAACTACTAGTTTGAAGTTTTCGCCACTTACCGGGGCTCCTATCTCTTTCATAGACATTTTTATGTGTACTCCGCTTCATATACTAGGATTTTACTCAACGGTTCCCCAAAGTTTTACTTAATATCACCTCCTTTATTTGGTGCAGTGGGGCTTATATAAGTTGATTATTAAAAATAAAAACTGCTGTAGCAAAATAGATTAGTGCTACTATAATACCTAAAAAAGTTTTTAGTGGCATAAATCATGACCAGTTGTTCATCACTATTGTAGAGATTAGGCCTAGTAAAAATACTATGGTTGTTGCACCACCTCCGATAATCACCTGAAATATTTTATCAAGGCGATCATCAATATCGTCTAGACGATTAAACGTCGTCTTCCAACGCTCTGCACACTCTTTTTCGTGTACTAGAAATTGTGTTTTTAGTTCATCATCAGACATCTTTCAACAACTTATCCATGAGCTTACCGTAGTTGCCCTGGCCAAAGGGAAGCCCTTCATTAATCTGTACATTTGTTTGACTTTTTACGTTTGTAGCTTCTGCTTTTTGTAGCTCGGTTTGTGCTTTTATCTCGTCCATTCTCATTTTATGGGCCATTTGGAGCAAGTCAGCTAAATCTTTGTTAGAGTATACTCCACTTTCTTTAGCTTCTTCAAGTTTGCTCTCAATCATTTCGTCAAGTAAGCCTGCAATATTATTTTTATTGCGATAACCCATGTCTAAGTACACTGTGTCGATATACTTTTTTACTTCACGTTTGTTCAACAGCTCAACTACTTTGTTTTCTTGCACGCCAAGCTGCTCGACAACCGCACGGATATTTCCGAAAGTAAGGTACGAGTTTGCTACTTCGAGTCCCTCTGGAGAGATTGTGGTTAATTCTTTAGCCATGTAGAGAATTATATGGGAAAAGGGCTATAAAGTCAAGAATTATTTTTGGGTAGGTAGTAAAAAAGGCCCCGAAGGGCCTTTGTGAACTTACGCTAGGAGTTCGTTGTCTTCAAATATGATTGGGTTGCGTAAGATTACAGGTGCTTCTTCGGGAGGAAAGTTAACACCTCTGCGCTCCCACTGCTCTTTTGTACGACACTGATATGTCATGCGGTCACTCCACTTGCTTGAGTAGAATTTTCCACAGTATTTTCCATCGGGCTGTTTTTCAAAAGTAAGTTCCATTTTTTCTGCGTTTGCGGATAGGGGTAGGGCGAGAGCGAGGGTTGCCAGGGTGGCGAGTACGAGTTTCACGAGAGTCTCCTTAATTTTGTGTCTTGAAGTTTTTCTTAACTTCGGAATATATTATACTACAAAATTATTACAAAATGATGACAATTGTTACAAAATTTCACACTTTTTATATCTGCACAAATTGTGTTCACACCCGTACAAATTGTGTAATTTGATTCTTGAAAAATACCCCAAGTTGTACGTGTGGGGGACGCCCGCGGCGCGGCGATAGGCAAGGTCTATTAACCGCCCCCCTATTGATAGGAACAAACGATTGACAAGCGCGACGAGATGGCCTAGACTATATTTTTATTTGGAGGCACTACCATGCTACGCACTATCGGACTCATTCTTCTTATGCTCGCCATAACGATTATGTTGGGCGCGGTTTTTTATACCGGCTGGATTTTTGTGACCGGCTCAACCTTTTGGCTGTCGCAGGTTTTGGGCACGGCGCTGATCGCCTTAACCTTTTTGTTGGCGGCGCTTTGCGGCTCGCTAGCTTACATCGGCGGTAAATGAGAATCATTCCCATTTGGAATCTCCATTATATCTCCATTATATTTTCACATAACTTTCACGCTACCAGCCTTATAATACAGGCTCACTAACTAGGAGACTACTATGTCTAACTACACTCCCAAAATGGTCGCGGCTCTCGAAGCAGCGGCTCCCCTTAACCTAGAGATCGCTAAGGATCTCGCGGCTGACTTTGGCGTTAGCCATCGCTCGGTCATTTCCAAGGCCAAAAGCCTTGGCCTTGAATATGTCAAGGCATCGCCCAAGGCACGAGCTGCCAAGGGCATCACCAAGGCCGAGCTGACGGATGCTATTCGTCAGGCGGTTGCTTTGCCTGATCGCTCTGGCGATCTTACTAAGGCCGAGCTTGATGTCGTCCTGAGCAATCTCTCTTGAGATTGCTTCGCCTCTTAGCAGATTGGTTAGGGGCAGCGGCACTATGCTGCGCCCCTTTCATCATCGACACGACGGAAGGCAAGATTCTTGCCATCGTCGGACTCGGATTATTGACCTTGCAAGCGCTGCGCGTTTCATGCTATAATCTGGTTTTCTTAAACATAATCGGCATTGGAGGATATTGTTATGCGATTTATTTTTGATCTGGACGGAACGGTTGTTGATTCGTCCCACCGACAAGGGGATGGCTCCCTTAACGATTGGCGGCGGCTTAACACCGTCGGCAACATCATGCGCGACGGATTGCTTCCGTTAGCTGGCAAGATGCAGACCGCCATCCAAGATGGCTTGGATATTTGGGTTTGTACTTCTCGCGTCATGGGTAAGGCAGATTTTGCGTTTCTCCGGCTGCAAAATCTCCTGCCCAATGGCGGGCCGGTTATTCATCGCATCGGTGAGAATGACCAGCGGCCATGCGGTGAACTCAAACTCGCCAAACTACGCGGCTATGCTGCGGGCATGGGAATCACTTGGGCGCAATTTGCTCACGATTCAATCATGTTTGACGATTCGCTGGACGTTCAAAAAACTTTGCGAGGCGCTGGCATTCGCGTTATTGATCCGGTACAATTCAACTCATACATTCAAAACAAGGTAGCCTAAATTATGAGAATCACACTAAAGCACTATTATCTCATCGTTGACGTTGAAACAACGTCGGATGATCGGGTAGCAGATTTCGGCGCGGTTGTTATCGACCGCAAGGGCAACGTAGCGGCATCGTTAGGCGTTCTGATCGAGGGCATTTTTGGCTCGGCTGATTTTCATTGGGCGCTTGGCAACCCCAAGCATACCCTGCGAAAATATCAGGGCATGGTTGCGAATGGCGACCGCGCTATCGCGACTCCGGCTTATGTCAATCGTTGGCTGGCTGAGATGGCGGCAACTTTTTCGCCAATCCTGACCGCCTATAATGTCGGTTTCGATTGGGGCAAATGTCGCAACACCGGCATTGATCTGGGAATTTTTCCTCAGCGTTTCGATTTGTTGCAAGCGGCAAAGGCCGTGATCGTATCAACCGACGAATATGCTCAGGCGTGCTATGAAAACGATTGGTTCACCAAGGGCGGCAAGCTATCTAGCAAGGCCGATCATGTTGCGCGATTCGTTGACCCGACTCTGCCGGTTGAACCGCACACGGCTCTCGAAGATGCTCGCGATTATGAGGGCGCGATTCTGGCGGCTATCATCGCCAACCCTACCAGCAGAGAAAAACTGTTGGCGGCTGGCATGGCTAAGAACCCATCAGCAAAATGGATGCTCGGACTATGAGGAAAAAACTGCAGAAAAAGGCCGCAAGATTTTTTGTGGCCGCCTACCTGATTTATTCAGTGGCGACCGACACGCTAATCTGGGGCGGCGCGATTTACTACCTAATTTTTCTTTGATGTTCCACGTGGAACACTCCCCGCCCAGACCGCAGCCAGATCGCTTGACAACGCGATTTTGGCGCGGGGGCGCCAGTGCGAAACCGATGTGCGAAACCGAAGGTGTTCCTTGCGCCAAAATACGTGCAAAAGCGACCAATGTCAAGTCTTTTTTACGGGTGTGGACAAAATTTTTTTTAGATTGGACAGGTCTTTCTGCGCCAGTGCAAAGTCGATTTTCGACCTTAAAATGGGCCAGGCGCCGATTATACGCGCAGTGCTACGATTTGTCAAGTCTTTTTGCGGGGTTGCGTGCAATTTATTTTGATTGGGCAGGTCTTGCAACGGGGAGGATAATCTGGTATAATTTGCGCAAACCCCGGCGCGGGGCTGTAAATTTACGAAAATTTTGGAAGATTTGGGCAAAATAATTCTTGACAGAAAAACCCCGCGCGCGGCCCCCGGGAATAACTTTGCGATGTTTTATGAGCAATCCCGCAAAATACATTTGACAGTAGAGCGCCAGGCTTGTATAATAGTTGCATAGTTTAAGGAAACACATAAATGGAATACAGGTACGTTAGCTTCGACATCGCAGACCAATCATTTAAGTTCTACACGAGCTTAGACTGGCACAACCTTATTGCAAATGCAAGAGAAGAGCTGTGCAAGAGCTTTGGTGAGGAGTACTGGGCCGGTGCTACACTGGAAGAGCTGCTAGACGGCATGTATGGCGATGAATTTTTTTGGCAGGAAATAACGTAAAATTCTTGACAAACAATGCTTAGGCTTGTATAATATACGCATACTTTAGGAGAATGGATGAATAAATTACAGACTCAGCAGGCTCGGCTCAATCAAATCGTAATGCAAGAGGACTTTGGTCCAGTTGCGGTTGTGCTTGAAGGGCGTGATACTGCGGGTAAATCATCTACGATCCGAGAAGTGACCCACTACTTGCCTGTAAGCAAGTTTAGTGTCCAGCTATCGGCCAAGCCTAGTAAAGAAACTATGGACAATTGGTTAGGATACTGGAGAACTAAAATGCCATCGGGCAATCAAGTGGTGTTCTACGATCGCTCTTGGTACTCGAGAGCAATGGTACAAAAGATTAATGGCTGGTGTACGGACGAGCAGTATAAAATCTTCATGGAAACTGTGGAAGCATGGGAAATATGTCAACCTGTTCACATGATTAAGTTCTGGCTGTCCATCAGCGAAGAAGAGCAACATAACAGAATCAGTGAGAGAAAGCATTCTCCACTAAAATTCTGGAAGCTCTCACCAAATGACGAACGTGCCCTTTCTTATTATGACGAAATGACTTTGCTTAAAGAGCGAGTTATCACGAGAGGAGACTGGCACACTATTGACTACAACAACAAAGCAGAAGGACGGCTCGCTCTTATCACAAAACTCTGCGATATTCTGGAGACCAAAAGTGAAAAAAGTTCTTGACATTCTAACCTTCGGCTTGTATAATAGACGCATAAACAAACAAACACTCGGGAGAAAAAATATGGCAGATTCAGTTAACTACACCGCGGACATGGTTGCAAGCATGACCGAGCAGTACGAAGCTGAGCCTACAATGGCAACAGTAGAAGCACTTGCTTCTCAATTCAGCAAGCCAAAGCGCAGCATCATCTCTAAGCTGTCTAACATTGGCATCTACGTTCCTGCAAGCAAGGGCAAAACCAAAGCCGGTGCTCCTGTAGTTCGCAAAGACGAGCTGGTAGAGCAGATTCAAGATGCTCTTGGTACTGATCTCAGCCTGCCTTCTTTGGGCAAAGCTACCAAGTCGGACCTACTGACTTTGTTGGCTATCGTTGAGACCAATGCCGAGGCTAACTAATTCGGTGAAGCTAAAGTAGGATTGAGTGGACGGGGGTTCGATTCCCCCCTCCTCCACCAAGAGTACTCTGATACGTTTCGGCGTCAGTAAGTCGGGTAGATTCGCAATCTTCCGCTACAGAGTGCTCTTAATGGGGGAGCACGGTTTCGACAAGCAATCTCAGGTTAGTGGAGAATCGGTGTGCAAGCTACCGTAAACGTAAGAACCTAAACTAAACGCAAACGATGACGTTTATTCTCTAGCTGCATAAGCTAGCGGGGAGAGCCTTTCGCCTTGTTACCCAAAGGAGAGGCACTTAGTAAGCATACTGGGAAGACCGCGACCGTCCCCTGCGTAGGGATGGATATGTCAGAAAAGATCGGGGAGAAGCAAATCGTGACCCCAGCCCAGTATGTTTTCTAAGTTAATTTTCTAGGGGTGGCGGAGAGGCTACGCAACGGACTGCAACTCCGTGTACGTCGGTTCGATTCCGACCTCCTAGTCCACAAAAAACATTTGACATGAAATGCGTAAGCTTGTATAATATACGCATATTCAGGGAGAAACGATGACAGATTCACAATTTGAACTATTCATGATGCATAGTGGCATGATGAGCGAAGGTCTCAAGTCAGAAGAAGCACTTGCTTTTATCTTGAGAGCACGATTAGCAACACCTGCAGATATCGCTTGGTTGGTCGAGCATCGAGCGATGAGCGCATCCGCAGCAGCAGTAGCAAAGAAGGAGGCAGTAAATGGCTAGAGGAAAGAAACCCGCAAAGATTGCATCTACAAAGCGAGTAAGTCGCAAGCGTATGCTCGGAGAGCAAGAAGTATTTCCTGTTCGCTGCGTAAGCCGACGAGAGGGTATGAACTATGATATCCTAGGAGGCTTTGTGCGAGAGGGTCGTGATAGTGTAAAAACGATCTATGGCAGTGATGGTAAACCAGTACCATTCGGAAAGATTGGAAAATTAGTATAACCTTTGCAAAAATAATTGTTGACAGAAAGGTTATTTTTTGAGATAATATTTCTTCAAATTTAAGGAGCAGTGTCGACCATGGGCGAACTGCAGGGTGTTTGTACGACCCCATTGTTGCTGGGCAATGCCTAAAATCCAGCCGTATGACTCCCTGGGATGAGAGAATCGTTAAAGTGTCATCCCCGTTTGGCCCATTCGATAAGTGGCTCACACATAATTGGTATTAATTCCTATGTTTGTGTGTAAATTACGCTCTGGGCATATCCCCACAATCCAGAGTAGGGAAGCGATATGTACTGTCTGTGATTCGCTTGCGAGTGGAGGAAGTAGGAGGGGCCCCACTCATCTATTTAACTACGGAGGTCAGTAGCTAGGCCGGACATCGCGAAAGCATGAGAGCCGGATAGTCAACGGAGTCGTTGGAGAGCACTTGTAATTTGGATGCATCGCAAGCAAGCCCGCTTCGCTCATCGTGAGGTGAGATAAACGAAGAGTACTCAACTGGAGAAATGCCCTAAGGTGTCCAAGCCTTGGGGCATTTTTTTATACCTATTCAAAAAAATTTCTTGACTTTTTTCTTCATGTCCCTTATAATATAATAAATGAGGAGAAAGTACATGGCAGATATGATCCCCGCAGTAGGTGCTATTATACCGAGCACCACCTCTCGACAAGAAGTAGTAACCAAAGTGTATGAAGGCGACCGGCCTGGCACTACACAGGTTCACTCAACAGTCTACAATATAACTATTTACGACGTAAATGGTAAGCTGCAAACAGTTACAAACTCGCATGTAATTAACTACACAGTGTAGGAGACACAAATGAGTAATGTTATTCCCTTTCCCGAACGTCCCTTAAAAGTAAAGCTCGAAGAAAGCATGGAAGAAATCCGTGAATCTCTTGGAGATATGTACGATGCTTTAGAAAAAGTTCGTAAAGGAATGGATAGTATACAAGGTCAGACACATGAGATGGAAGACTCTTACCAAAAGCTAATGATAATGTATATCAAAGAAGTTGGTGAAGATAATGTTCCGCTTGAGTGGTTAGACTATTGCCCGTATGTTGGAATGGTTCGAGATAAAGTAACAGGAAAGATTAGTATACATCTAATTGATCCAGAAGAATTGGAGAAGTAATGAAAGACCAAATACTAGATGCCCTAAAAGCGAAGTACATGGGCGAAATGCAATTTCATAGGATGAATATCGACATCTATTTAGCTAACCCCGTTGGGATTGGTGAACACCCAGATATATTGGGAGCAATTGATACAGAAATCGAAAAGCTCGCAGGAGTTACAGAAAAGTTACAAACCTTAATGGCGGAGTATCCGCAGGAGGACTAGTGAATTATACTGATGAACAGACCAAGTATATGGTCGAAGAATATACGAATAAGCCAACTCGTATCACAGTAGAAAGATTGGCAAAAGAATTGGACAAAACTCCTAAGTCCATAATCGGCAAGTTGAGTCGAGAAGGAGTGTATCGCCGTTCCGTCTACAAGACGAAGACAGGCGAAACCCCAGTAACCAAAGTTGAGCTAGTAGCAGAATTAGCAGAAGTTTTGGGTATCTCGCCCGGGGTCTTAGCGGGGTTGGAGAAAGCCCCAAAGAATGTATTAAAAGTTTTGAAAGGGGCCTCTACGGGTGAATAAATTACCAAAGCTAGTTGAAAGCTGGGAAGACGGCAATACTCTTGTTGAAATCTACGAAGAAGTTGGTGCCCTACCACATAACTCAGCCCATGATACAGTATTCTATAGTCTACGAATAATTTCAAAAGATTCTAGAAAATTTCCTGTAGTTACTGGCGCTATAAACGAAGCAAAGGCGATTTTACGTAGAAAAAATCATCGCAAATTGCACAAAATTAGGACGGATTTTGACGAAAGTGGAAAAGA